GGGTACCCATTCTGTTGAAAATTGAACTATAATTTTTTAGATAATTCATAGTTATAGTATGCCACGCGCTCCCCAATCATGGCAACAGCTTGCCTGGACAAATAGACATCCCCGCGATGAAAGAATTGAATTTGATGAACCAACTCATAAATACACAATCGACGGAGAAAACACCAAATGGATTTCGTGTACAGGGTTTATCCACGATTTCTTCCCACATTTTGACCCACATGCTGCGCTAAGTGCGATTAAAAGGGGAAAAAATTATGCGACGAGTAAGTACTTTGGAAAGACGGATAGCGAGATTCTAGACGGTTGGTCTAATTCAGGGAAGGAGGCATCGGGTCTTGGAACAGCCATGCACTTAGCGATTGAACAGTTTATGAATGGTGCGCACAATATGATTGAAGAGCCTGTAAAGCAAACAAAAGAGTGGGACTATTTCAAGAACTTCTGGGCTGACTGTGGTCCGGATCTTATCCCTTACAGGATGGAATGGGAAGTTTTCTCTCTTGAGCATAAACTCGCTGGCTCCATCGACGCCATCTTCTATCGCCCCAGTGATGGTAAATATGTTATTTATGACTGGAAGCGCTCGAAGCAAATTAAAATGTCAAATGATTATGAAAAGGGGTATTATCCCCTAGACCACTTACCCAATTGTAACTACTGGCATTACAGTTTACAGTTGAATATTTACAAGTGGTTCCTGGAGACATTCTATGGTCTGGAGATTGCGGATCTCTATATTATTATTCTTCACCCTGATAATAAGAATTATCATCGATTGAGATTAAATATGCTTCCAGAAGAGGTTCAATCAATGCTCGATTGTCGCCTGCGGGCTCTAACAACTGGGGCAAAGTCTGGCATTGTTCTTCCGTCTCTTCCTTGTCTACTAGAAGATGATTAAACTGGTTTTGCCTTTGGCCTCATAATTCGCAGGCGCACTTTAATCTCCTTAATTTTTTCTTGTAGTACAGGCCCAAGAGTACTTCGTAAGACTGTTGGTCTTGTTGGTGATAAGGTACTTACTAGGAAAGCTGGTTCGCCGCTCTCGGTAATAACAAATATAACTACATTATCTGTTAGTTTATCTGAGTTTGACCCTATAATTGACCCACTACTGCCACTGCTGCTGCTGCCGCTGCCGCTGCTGCTGCTCAAATCAATCTGAATAGAAGTTGTCTTGATTTTCTGGACAACTTTATCCAGAAGTCCCTGCGAAAACTTCACCACATTTTCACCTGGCTCAATAAAATCGAGGAGACGAATATTGAGAGGGACTAATAATGTAAAGAGATTATCTGCTTTCCAGAGTTGGAAGTTCTTCGCCTCTTCTCGACCCAGCATTTCTATAAGTGAGGATGGTAGAGGTTCTGGTTCTGGCCCTCCTTCTGTTGGCGGTGGTGAAATTCGAGAAAATTCCTCATAGTATCGCGGCTTCTCAAGAGCTTTCGGAAGCATCTCCTCAATCAGAAGTTGATACCATTGCGCATTTACCTCTGGAATAATTAATTGATTGCCCATACGTGTTGTTGCTCTAGGTGCCGACAGATATGAGACATCATGCTCAAGTAACTGACGACGTTTCTCTGGAAGTCTCAGAAGTTCTTCAAGAAGACGCAGTACAAAGAAACGAGGGGCGTCATTGACCGTGTGGTTTGATCCAATCTCAATCTTTGTAGGGGTATGAATTAGACAACCACTCCCTTCTTTCCAGCTACAATAGTTGTCACATTGACCCTTATCCTCTATCTTCTTACAATCAATACGTAATAAAGTTTCTCGCGGCTCAAATGGGTCATGGGGATTTAACCAACCGCGAAGTAAAGGCTCCAGAAGTATTTGGAGACGTTTTCTGCGCTCCCAGAGTTCTAAGCGAGATGGTGTCCCCTCACTCACCTCAAGTCTGCGCCCATCAATAATCTTTCGAATTTTTTTTCTTAGTTCTGGACCGCCTCTCGCCGTCTTCAGATAATTCGTAAATGTGAGGCGTAAATGCTGAAATACTTCCTCAATCTCCTTCTTACGTTTTGGAAGGAATATATCACTAATGAAAGCAGATTCCCCTACAGGATTAACTGGTAAAACAATCTGATTATCGATAAACCATTCTGGAAATGAATCCGAATCCTCAATTGTCACATTATATTGCGACTTTTCTGTTATTCCAGAGGAGGGGATCAAAATATTATTGGCGAGTTTTACCGCCACTTTTCCGAGTTTACGAAATCGAACAATAGATTTCACAGCATAACCCGTATATATTTGAAACTTAACACGAATTATATTCTGATAGAAGCGAATAATCTCGTCTGTATCGGCTGCTGGCTGTACGTCCTCCCAGCCAAAAAATACTCGTTTCACTTCTGTTCGCCGTTCCTCTGGTGCTAACTGCTTTCTGTCTAAAAAGTTATCAAGAGACCCATCATCTGCGAGTGGAACTGCAATCAGCCTGCGCGTATCTGTTCCAAACGTTGCAGCAACTAAGTGATTATAAGCATCTCGTATAAGACCATTCGGGATCCGTTCATTCTCATTCGCATATAATAGTGTATACTTCGGAATAAGTGTTTCGGGTCGCACACCAATTTGGCTTGTATATGCTCCTAGGCCATTACTATTACACTTCTCCTTGAATTCCCTTACACGAGTTTGTGTCTCTTCTGGTATTCGTGAAAGCATTGCTTTCTGAATTGTATAGAAGCCCTCGTGCCTCTCAACGGACCCTCCAACAGCAGGAATATTTTTTGTATAAATAATCGGCTCCCATATTCCGCTCTCGTCGTGTGTCAAAAAAGCGATATCAGTCTTATCATACAACTGGGATGAATATCCCTGTAAGGGACAGCGAACGGTAACATGTGTCTCTGGAAGATTTGGATTTCCTGAGTAGTCGATTGTGACAATAGTTATACCGCGCTCTGTAAGAACACCAGGCTCTGCTAACATGTGGGCAAACTGGCGCAATTCTTTCTGTTTTGAAGGGTTTACTACAAACTTCATAAAATTATTATAGGCATTATAAAGTCGCTCAATATAATCCTTCTTTTCTGCGAGATTAATATCTTTCTTGGCCAGACGTTCAATACGTAGTTCTTTTCTTGCCCAGAGTTCAAGGTCATTCTGTGTGGGGCTAGGATCAGATGGGTTGAAAAATTCGAGAACAAGATTTCCGAAGTTAAGACTCTGAAAAATGAGAGGACTTACAGATTTTCGAATAAACTCAGCAACTTCCTCAGGTGAGTCAACATTCCCTAAGAGAGGTGCTATGGCTGCGAAGAGAGATGTTGCGCGATGGCGAGTTGAGTTCTGTACGCCGACACGGAGAAATCCTTCAGCGTTTCCTTTTAGTTCTTGACGAATTGCTGTTCGAGATACCATTGATTGGGAAATCTGGCCGAGATATTTATCTAGAGGGTGTGGGCAAAGACCGATTTTTCCTGGTTCAAGAGGGTACTTCTCAGGGCCAACAATGTACTCAGCATTCAAATGGTTCTTTAGAATATCATAATTTGGAGATGGGGTTGGGACCTCTATAGGGATTGAGGCTGCTGCGGCTGTTGCTGCTTCTGCTCCTGTTGCTGTTGCTGTTGCTGTTGTTGTCCTCGCCTCAATATCATTAGTCTTCCTAAACTTCTGCTCATGTTCTCTAATGTGGGTAAAATCGGCATCTTCATACCGAATCACTACAGGGTCAATAAAACAGCAGGGAAGTGAAAGGCCATCAGGGTTCTTCTTTTTTGTTAGGAATCGAATAAAAAGATGGGGAATATCTTTTTTGGCTTTATTCTTTCTCTTCAGAACTGTTTCACCTGGTTCTGGCAAGTCCTTATTCTTAATAACTTTTCCATGGCAGAAAGGACATTCATTTGGCACCTTTGTACCTTCTTCTCGATCTACATATTTACTACCTACTTTCTTGAAACTTCCAGTAGAATCTTTCATACCAAACTCAAATTCATGTTTTCGTAGGATCATATCATCACGTATACAAAAGTACTCAGCACATACATAATAATTCTGATTAGATGGGTCTGAGCCATATTTTAGTACATATACAATTTCCTTGCCTTTTGTATTTAGTGTTTTCTTCTCCTTGAGAGGATATTCAATAAAAACAAGATCATCATCTTCATCATAAATATCTCTCATTCGCTTATACTGGAGTTCATCCATAATTAGGGGCTGTCTGTCTTCATTCGCGGCACACCCTACAGAATAGTTTGCAAGAGACTTATCACCTTTTGGCTTTTTATATACAAAGAGATCCTTATCAATATCCTTCAAGCGTTTAATATAAAATGAATCTGCTACAATCTTTCCTTCATCTTGGGGTTGTCTTACTGGTTCAGCTGCTGCTGGTTCAGCTGCTGCTGGTTCAGCTGCTGGTGCTGGTGCTGATGCTGCTGTCGCCACAACTTTTTTAGCCTCTTGAAGATCTTCTGCGGTTGCAGCGGTAGCAGTTGCAGGCGGTAATTCAGCGGCCTCTGGTGGCTGCTCATCCTCAGGAACCTCATAAAACTCGTAATTAAATCCTTCACCATCATCCTCCTCAGCAGAACCAGATAGTTGTGCCTCAGGTGATGATATTGCAGCAGGAGGTATCATTGTTGTTATATCTCCAGTTGGAGTAATAACTGTTGCCGCACTTTCAGGTACAGCACTTGCCTGTCTTATTGCGACTTCTTGGAATTCATCGTCTGGTGCAGTAAATAGCATAGATAGTAATGTGTGGACCCGAGCAAGTTGTTCGCCATTATCTGCTCGCTGAATATGAAAGAAATAGAATGGGTGTTGTGCCATTACATAGATGTCTGTTCCAGGATTCACTTGGAATTTCACATCATTCTTTTTCGCATCTGCCACACTAAATTGTTCTCTTGATTTTCGCCAAGCAATAACTCTCTGTTGCGCTTCTCCCTCAGAAATCTCAAACTCCTCTGCAACCAGTTGTGGCAATCCAGAAAGATCGTCGTTACCTGCAGCCTGCTTACTCGCAATAACCTGTGTCAAGAAAGCAAAAATACGGTCTTCATACGCAAAATTAGATACTCTCTTATAGCGCAAACTAATGAGTGTCTGTTGATTTGGTAGAGAGGCAATCTGCTGGAAAAAAGGGGCAAAATACTTCAACCGACGCTGAATTTTCACACCAGTAATTCTCTCAGAGTCTATTTTAATAAATGAGATAACTGAACAATCCCCTACAGAGAATTCAGTGTTCTCAAAGCCAGAACGTACAAGTGATAATGATAGTTTCGTCTCAAAATCAGACAATTCCACTGTAGGGGAAAGTTTTCGTACATTTTTAGGAGGCATCAGAATAAAATCTGCGGAACCATCTTGTTGAATACGAAGAGAGCCATAGATTGGATAGCCTCCTTGATGAATAAGAATCTTTGCGAAAAGAAAGTCACTATCGGAAATGGGAGCCTTCTCCTGTGCCCACTGTTTAATAAGATCTACAGGGATTGTATCTGGAATTGAGAACGAACCTTCAGGTGAGTAGAGTTTTGTGAGGGGGATTCCATCTACAGGCAGATATCGAATGAAAGGGCGCTGTTCATTTGCTAGAAGATCATAGAAGAGGCCTTCACATCCAGGGAATTGAAGAGGGGCTTTCTTCCATATTAGGCGAATACGTGTTACTCCAGACAGTTCAGGAGTTGCTAGGCCAGGCACATCTTCTTCAAGTAATCGCTCAATATTTTCAATAAGTTTATTTCTTGCAGCGATGCTTTGCGCATAACGCTCCCCAAATACGATCTCTGCGTTAGTTGCTTCTAGAGATGATTCACTCGATAGAGATGGGAAGTATGGGGCAAGACGTCCATTGAAATCATAATCACTAATGGGTGCTGCTAATTTACCAAGTTGTTTGAGCGCAAAAAGTGTAAAAAGATGGAATATTGGTAATTCATTATCATATGGATTTAGAAATACATCCTCAATAGTTGTACGCTCGCGCTTAATAATCTTTAGAGCCTGTAGACGCCCTTCAGAATCTACAAATCGCTCATCTACTTGTGAGCCGCCGACTATCTCTAGAGGTGACCTGAGAATAATAGGATCTGTTGTTTGGGCACCAGCATCATAATATAAATAATCGGCTGGTAAGTACATTTGTTCCCTCTGGGGAGTAGTATCTTCGCCTTCATTTGGGTAAAAGTATCCAAGAAATGTATAACGTGGCATGAAATCTGGGGAAGCATTCTCGTGTATCCATATCTGATTCTTCAAATCTTCAACTGTTGTAAATGGAAATATATTTTTCAGTATAATAGGCGTCTTAGGAAGTCGTAGAATATCATTAATCACATATATTTTTACTCCTTCAGAAGGTACATTACCTTTTAAAGTAGTAAGTCTTTCTGGATTAACTAGACGATCAATAGATGTCATCTAATCCTACTCGTACTACATACCATTTAGTATTAAAGTTAACACGATAAATCGTCAGAAGCGCAGTGTTCCTATTTGTAAGTTATTACCTGCCTGAGGGGTTGTTTCAGTATCTTTTGAGGGATCATAACTTGGAGCATCTGTAATACTTACACCACAATATGAAACAGGGTGTGATTTGAAGTCCTGGTGTTTATATATACCCTGTTGTTCAGCCTCTTTGAGAAGAAAGCCAAAATTATTCCAGAAGTCTGGGCCATGTCCAATTGTAGCAGTTATCATATGCGCCATTTCATGAAGCGCGACAAACATCATAACATTATCATTAACAAGTTGTTCATTATTCCCTTCGCGCTGTCTAAGGCATAAATGTACCTTTTCGCCCTTATTTACACTATATGATGTATGATCAGCATCTGGAGTTGATTCAAGGAGACGCTCTGGATTTGCTCGGAAGTTTCGCACAAGACGCTGAATCTGTGGCTTATCCTGGTACTTTGTTTCAAGGTGTGTCATAAGGTTGCTCATCTTAATCCGTACTTTTGCTAGAAGATTAGCAGCCTCCTGTTTATCTGGTAAGTCCCTTACACGGTATGTCTTATTATCAATTGTACTTTTCATATCAACAAGAGGATATTGCGTTTGCATGATACTCCACGACGTAATTTTATGGAATATGTCGGATAGGTCGCCCATTATTCCTTGCTCTAAAAGATTATTGTATTTTTCTTAGTTATCCCTTAGAGGTGATTGATTAAGATCGTCGACATATTGTCTGTGAATACACAAGTTGTTCATATTTGATAGTATCAGTATATTTACTAAGAAAATGGAAGAATGCTTTCTGAACGGGTTCCCAATCAACATCATCAAAAATAATATAACCGCCGACTTTTACCTTCTGATATGCGAGTTCAGCATCCGCTAGAACAAACTCAAAACTGTGATTTCCATCTATATAGACTATATCAAAGTGCTGATCTGGCTGATCTTTTAGAATATTATGCGAAAATCCTCGATGAATTGTTATTCTATTTCTGTTAGGGTCTGCTGCCAGATTTTCTTTAAAATCGTCATATACTGAATTAATAGTTCCCTTATATTCGTCATATTCATTGTAATCGAGCCAGGGGTCAATTCCAACGAGTTCTGCGTTCGGAAAAAGTTGTGCAAATCGGAACAAATTGTGTCCATAAAATACACCGATTTCGCAGTATTTTATGGGCTGATCATGTGATAATTGAATATGCGGTATCCAGTTATCACACATTAGAAAATGATATCCTTTAAGATTTGATGACATACATAATTTATTTGTTATATCCTTAGATTGGTTTAGAGATGAGTTCTTTGAGCTATGCTCTGGGACCTCGCTGATTAAAAATCAGCTCTGGGAGCTTAAACTAGCAGTTTAAGCGACTTCGCTGATTAAAAATCAGCTCTGGGAGCTTAAACTAGCAGTTTAAGCGACTTCGCTGATTAAAAATCAGCTC